GCCCAGATGAAAAAAGGTTGGCATGACGAGCGTCGTGCCAAGGAACAAGCCGCACGGGAACGTGAGGAAGCCCTTCGCTATGCCGTAGCCAAAGATCGTGAGATTAAGGAACTACGACAGAAGCTGGGCGCTGGTGAAAGAATGTTTGTGGATGAGGTATCCAAATCGGTTAGCAATGATATTGCTACTGCCAAGGATCGTCTGAAACGGGCGTATGAAGCCGGTGATGCAGATTTGATTACGGACGCTCAGGAGGCATTGACTGATGCCAAACTGAAACTTCGGGATGTCATGTCAATCCGTCCCTCCCAACCGGAACAGGAGTATGTTGCACCGCAACAGGAACAGCAGTACACCCCGCAACAGGAACAATCCCGGGCTGATCCAAAAGCTCAAGGTTGGCGCAACAAAAATACGTGGTTTGGTGTCAACCGCCCCATGACGGCATATGCTTTTGGTCTTCATGAGCAGTTGCAACAAGAAAAACAACGTGATCCGTCAAGTGTTGACATTGGTAGTGACGAGTATTATGCTATTCTTGACTCGGAACTACGTAAACGTTTTCCTGAGCAGTTTGAGGATGTTCAGGAAACGAAGACTCAGGAGAACGAACCTCCGCAAGCCCGAGCGAAGCCCTCAGCAGTCGTGGCTTCAGTTACACGGACGACCGGACCTAAACGGATAAAGTTGAAGGCGTCTGAATTGGCAATTGCCAAGCGTCTTGGTCTTACACCAGAGGTGTATGCCAAGGAAATGATGAAACTGGAGAACACAAATGGCTGAAAACCGACTCGCTCGTGAACTTGAAAGTAGGGAAACCACGGAACGTAAAAAACACTGGACGCCTCCAGAACTTTTGCCCGCTCCTGCACCGCAGAAGGGCTGGGTCTTCAGGTGGATTCGGACAAGCGTAATGGGTCAAGTTGATCCGACGAATGTCTCGTCCAAGTTTCGGGAAGGCTGGACGCCTGTAAAGGCGGAAGATCACCCGGAGTTGCAAGTTTTCAAAGACCCCTATTCGACCAGTCGATTTAAAGACAACGTTGAAGTCGGGGGACTGGTGTTGTGCAAAGCACCGCGTGAAATGATTGAGGAACGGTCTGCGTATTACGCAAATCAAACTCAAGCACAAGCCGATGCTGTGGACAACACCCTAATGCGTCAAAGCGATGCGCGGATGCCGCTCTTCAAGGAGCGTAAGTCTGCTGTGTCGTTTGGGCGCGGAACCACATAATCCATTAGGAGTTTCACATGGCATATCCGACTGTTGATAAGCCCTACGGCTTTAAGCCGGTGAACCTGCTGGGTGGCCAAGTATTTGCTGGCTCAACCCGTCAGATTCCCGTCGAAAGCGGCTGGGGCACTGCAATTTTCTTTGGTGACGTTGTTCTGATGTCCGCATCGGGCTGCGTCGTTGGTGGCGGTACCACTGTTAACACCACGACCACTGTTCAAGTGGCTGGCGTTTTCATGGGTTGCTCGTACATCAACTCGTCCGGTCAGCGTATTTATGCGCAGTACTACCCGGCAAGCACCACCGGCACGCCCGACGGCGTGAACTCGATCCAAGCGTATGTTGCTGATGATCCTGATCTGGTGATGAAGTGTGCAATCGTTTCTGGTACTACCGTTGTGGCGCAAGCTACCCGTGCTAACTTGGTTGGCGGCAACGCCCAGCTGGTTAACAACGTGGGCAGCACCATCACCGGTGACTCGCAACAAGCTATTCTGAACGCGGCTGGCACGACCAGCACCTACACGTTCAAAGTGGTTGACGTTGTGCCGGATACCGCCCCTGCCGCTGGTTCCTTTGTCGAAGTCCTCGTGACTTGGACTCAGGGTGTTCACATCTACCGCGCAGCTGCCGGTATCTAAGGAGTAACACATGGCTATTTCACGCGCACAACTACTGAAAGAGCTGCTCCCCGGCTTGAACGCCCTGTTCGGTCTGGAGTATGCACGTTACGGCGAAGAGCACAAGGAAATCTACGAAACCGAGACTTCCGAGCGTTCGTTTGAAGAAGAAACCAAGCTGTCCGGTTTCTCTGCTGCGCCGGTCAAGAACGAAGGCAACGCAATTGCGTACGATAATGCGCAAGAAGCGTGGACCGCTCGTTACCAGCACGAAACCATTGCCCTTGGTTTCTCAATCACCGAAGAGGCGATTGAAGATAACCTGTATGACAGCCTGTCGGCTCGTTATACCAAGGGTCTGGCCCGTGCTATGGCTTACACCAAGCAGGTCAAAGCAGCCGCAGTGCTGAACAACGGCTTCACCTCCGGCTATACCGGTGGCGATGGTCAAGTTCTGTTCTCGACCGCTCACCCGCTGGTGTCTGGTGGCACTAACAGCAACACCCAGTCGACTATGGCTGACCTGAACGAGACTTCTCTGGAAGCCGCCGTTATTCAGATCGCCGCTTGGACCGACGAACGTGGGCTGCTGATTGCCGCCAAGCCGCGCAAGTTGATTGTTCCTCCGAACCTGATGTTCGTTGCTACCCGTCTGCTCGAAACCGAGCTGCGCGTTGGTACGACCGACAACGACATCAACGCTCTGAAGAGCAACGGCTCGATCCCGGAAGGCTACGGCGTCAACCACTTCCTGACTGACCCGAACGGCTACTTCCTGATGACTGATGTTCCGAATGGTCTGAAGCACTTCGTCCGCACCCCGCTGGCAAACAGCATGGACGGCGACTTCGACACCGGCAACGTCCGTTACAAGAGCCGCGAGCGTTATTCGTTTGGCTGGTCTGATCCGTTGGGCGCTTGGGGTTCACAAGGCGCGTAACACGAACGGGGGGCGTAAAAACCCCCCGTTTTTTGTTTTTGGTGTATGCTATAACCAACTAGGAATTCCGCCATGTCAGCCCACCTAGGGGACAATGCACTGATGACATGGAACTTGTGCATAAGGAGATTTAAATGGGTTTCGCTACTCATCTTGGTCCGTGGCTGCTCGGGACCGTCAAGAACACCACCGGCTCGACTGCCGGAACCATCCGCAACATGGGCGCAACCATTGTGTCCCAGAGCGTTGCTATCGGAACTAGCGGCACTGCTGCAACGGCTTTTGTCCTTCCCGCTGGCGCACAGATCACCTCGATTTCGTTTAACTGCACCACGCTGTATGGCGCTGGTACGCTGAAACTGTCGATTGGTGCAACTGACATCACTAACACCGCAACCCTGCCTACCGCGACTGCGGGTGTTGTTGCCTTCACGCTGGGTGCTGCAAGCACGACTGCTGCTGGTCTGATCAGCAATGTTGGTTCGACTGATGCAATCGTCACTTACACCCTTGCAAGTGCTACGACTGGTGCTGGCACGATTGTAATTGCATACGTTGTGCGTAACTCGGACGGCGCGGCCAACCCGACTTCGTTCCAGAACTAATCAATCATCCGGGGGCTTCGGCCCCTTGTTGAACTTCAAGGAGATTGATTATGCAGACAGATGTCGTATCGAGTGTACCGTTAACCGTCAGTGGACAGTTTGCCTCCCAGAACAGTCTGGGCGATGTGCAATCGTGCCGTGTCAAAGCAATCTATATCGTTCCATCTGGGACGGCGGGTTCAGTTGTTCTGACGGATGGTGGCTCAAGCGGGTCCACCCGCATGACCGTTAATACGGTAGCTTCAGCCACGCAACCGACCTACCTGATCTTGCCGGGTGAGGGCGTATTGTTTCGTACCAACGTGTACGGAACTTTGACAAACGTGGGTTCCGCAACCATTTTCTACGGGTGATTCGTGCAAAACCAAAAAGGTTTCGATCTTGTTGGCAAGAAGTTGATGATTGGTCTTCCGGCTTACGACCACAAAGTGGGCCTGAAGATGGCAGTGTCGTTGATGCAGCTTGCACAGAAGGTCTTGGAACATGGGATTCACATTCAGGTCAGCAGTATCTGTGGCTGCTCTGTTGTGTCCCGCGCTCGTAACCTGATTGCGTATGAGTTCCTTGAGTCAGACTGTGACCACCTGATGTTCATCGACTCGGACATGACGTTCGATGCGGATTCGGTGATCCGTCTGATGGCTTGGAACCAGAGCAAGGCAATCGTTGGTGGCGCGTATCAAGCCCGTAAAGCTGGCAAGGTCTACATCTTGTCGCTCGATGGCGGCGAGGGTGTGAATGGCACGGAAGGCACGGTCAGCATGGACGGGTTTGGTCTGGTCAAGGCACATCGGATTGCCACCGGATTCATGATGATCCAGCGTCAGGTGTTTGAGAAGCTTCGCGCCAACCACCCCGAGTGGCGGCACAAGGACACCAACAGCAAAAAGAAGCTGCATGCCTACTTTGACTTCATGACCACACCGGAAGGCTACATCGGTGAGGACTTCTTGTTCTGTGACCGCGCCCGTGCGGAAGGTTTTGACATCTGGATTGACCCGACGATCAAGCTGGGTCACATGGGTGTGCATGAGTATGAGAGCGACTTCGGGAACGAGATTCTGTACCCGATGTTGA